GGGCAATCCTAATCAGCACAGGGTTAGGAATCATCTTCTTGCCTCTAGGTCTAATTGGCCTTGGGGTCTTTTCAGTCTTGTTTGGACTAGCACTAGAGAGAACAAATGCTCAATAACCTATTCGAGAAAAGAGCAGTCACACCTAACAGCCTTTGGGGTGCAGGTCTTGACTTTGAACTTCAGAACAACTCTGGCACTTACATCACCGAAGACAACATCTATAAGCTCGCTGGAGTCTCGGCTGCAATCTCGCTAATCGCTGGAACAATCTCAACCTTGCCAATGGAAGCATGGGTTCGCAGAGATGGACAGAAGCTTCTAATGAGGCCAAAGCCTGACTGGGTAAACAGACCAGATGTTTCTTTTGTTGACCGCACTCCATTCATCAGCTCAATCATCGCTTCCCTCATGCTTGACGGCAACGCTTTCATCCGAATCTTCAGAGACGAAAACGGATTACCTCTGAATCTTATGGTTCTAAACCCAACCAAGATTGAAGTCAAGCGCAACCGCAATGGTCGCGTCATGTTCGTTTATGAAGAAGACCAGAAGACTTACAACTCAGACGAGATTCTGCACATTGTTGAATCGGTTATGAGACCAGGTGCTATTCGCGGTGTCTCAAGAGTCGAAGAGATGAAAGACGCTCTTGGTCTAGGACTTGCTCTTGACTCATACGCTCAGCGATTCTTTGGACAAGGCGCATCAGGTAACTACGCTCTAGTGACTCCGCAGTCTCTGACAGAGGACCAAGCCAAGATGCTTGCTAAGTCTGTAGATGCTCGTCATGGCGGTTGGAGAAAAGCTCACAAGACAATCGTTCTGCACTCTGGTCTTGACATCAAAGACATAGGCATAAACCCAGAAGAGTCACAGCTACTTGACTCACGCAGGATGTTTATTGAAGACCTGTGTCGAATCTGGAACATTCCTTCGCACATGATGAATCTGCCAGGCACTCAAACTTTCTCATCGGTGGAGGCCACTCAAATCGAGTTTGTCACCCATACGCTCAGACCCTATGTTGCAATTATTGAGAACTCACTCTCAACTTTGCTTCAGGTCTATCCAAACGGACAGGGCGCATTTGTTGAGTTCAACATGAATGCTCTTCTAAGAGGCGATGTTCAATCACGCTTCAACGCATACTCTCAAGGAATCCAAGCTGGAATCTTGACGACCAATGACGCAAGAGTCGCAGAAGGCCTGTCGAAGATTGACGGCGGAGACATCCTTAGAGTTCCACTTGCGAATGTCAACATTGACGCAGCAGACCTATCTGCAACCGACAAGCGTGTCCTTATGGCGCAGCGACTAATCGTTGCAGGTTTCGACCCTGCTGAAACTTTGGCTGCTATGGGCTTGCCCGCAATTCAGCACACAGGCGTTCCATCAGTCCAGCTTCAAGGTGTCGCACAGATTAATCCTGCCGACCCAAGCTCTGTTTATTTGGAGGGATAATGCAAGCACCTGCAACGCTAAACCTAAACTGCTGGCAAGGCGCAACTTTTGATTACAACCTGACTTGGACTTTGAACGGAACAGCGGTCAATTTGACTGGCTACTCGGCAAGGATGCAGGTAAGAGAAACTTATGATTCAACAACACCCGTCATCAGCCTTACATCTGGAACTGGCATCACACTAGGCGGAACTGCTGGCTCAATCCTGCTCGATATCTCTGCAACTACAACCGCAGGCGTTCCATCTGGTCAGTATGTCTATGACCTTGAGCTAGTGACTTCGGGAGGTTATGTCACTCGCTTACTAGAAGGCAACTTCAATGTTGACCCAGAGGTAACTCGTTGAGCGTAATCACAGTCACAAGTGGGACAAGCATTGTTCAAGTCACCGCACCGAATACCGCAACAATAACCACTAGCGGAACATTCAGCGCAACTGTCAATCAGAACCAAGCCACACTTGTAGACAACATCATCGGCGCAACAGCAATCGCCGAGCCTGCCTACATCCAGTTCAATGTCAATTCAGTTCCCTCTATTGCAGTTGGTCGCATCGGCTGGAATGACGCAGACAAAACCCTAGAGCTTGGCATGACCCCGACTGTCAATCAGAATGTCGGGCAAGAGCTTTTCATCTTGGCAAAGTCCTCGGATAACACCGAACGCACTAAAGGCAAGGCTGTCTATGTCACAGGCTCAGATGGCAATAACAAACTTGTCGCATACGCTCAGGCAAACTCAGAGGTTACTAGCTCAAAAACCATTGCAGTTATGGCAGAGACAATTAGTGGTGGAAGCAAAGGATTCGCTGCCAGCTTTGGACTTGTCAGAAACATAAACACGAACGGACTAACCGAAGGCGCAGCAGTTTGGCTTTCCCCAACAGTTCCAGGTGGGTTAACTTCCACAAAGCCAGTCCCGCCAAACAACTCAGTCTTTATTGGCTACTGCGTTAGAGCCAATCAGAACAATGGTGTTCTATTCGTCAACATCCAGAATGGATACGAACTAGACGAACTTCACAATGTCAAGTTCAACGGCCTAACCGATGGACAGTCGCTTGTTTATGATTCCGCAACACAGCTCTGGGTCAATGAGACAGTCTTAGGACAACCAACAGTTTTATCGGTTGGAACAGTTGCCAGCGGAACTGCCGCAGCGGTAACAGTTACAGGCACAGCACCATCGCAGACTTTGAACTTTGTTTTACCAAAAGGTGACAAGGGTGACACAGGAGCGACTGGCGCAACTGGAGCGACAGGTGCAACAGGGCCGCAGGGTGTCAAGGGGGACAAGGGTGATAAAGGTGACACAGGGGACACAGGACCAGCGGGAGCAACTGGGGCAACAGGCTCACAAGGTCCGCAAGGTATTCAGGGCGAGCAAGGTATTCAAGGACTCAAGGGCGACAAAGGCGATAAAGGCGACACAGGCGATACTGGTCCAACTGGCCCTGCTGGTCCTACTGGGGCGACTGGCGCACAAGGCCCACAGGGTATTCAGGGTGAGACTGGACCTGCTGGACCAACAGGAGCAACAGGAGCTACTGGAGCGACAGGACCAACAGGCGCAACAGGACCGCAAGGCGCAACTGGAGCAACTGGCCCACAAGGGCCATCTGGAGTTGTAGCTGCAACATCGCCGATTGTTTACAACGCTGAAACTCAAACAATCAGCATAAACACAACCGCAGGTGGCATCACAATAAACGGAACAGCGGTTGCACTAGGGGGAACAATAACTGTGAATGCGAGGCTCGGCTAATGCCATACTTCATAACTGATTCATCACCTGACTGCGCTGGATGGGCAACCATCAAAGAAGACGGCGAAGTAATCGGCTGTCACACAACCAAGCAAGATGCCATTGACCAGATGGTCGCTGTCTCAATTGCAGGGGGCATTGAGCCAGGTGGAGAAAGAGCAAGACCAACTGAGTTAGAGGTTGGCGATTATGTTTCTTGGAATACTTCAGGCGGTCGAGCCAGAGGCGAGATTGTCCAGATTGAGCGAGACGGAACAATAAATGTCCCAGACTCCGACTTTACAATCACAGGAACTCCTGATGACCCTGCTGCCTTGATTCAGGTTTACCAGCGAGTCGAAGGCGGTTGGGATGACACCGATGTTTATGTCGGACACAAGTTCTCAACGCTGACAAAGATTGACCCGCTACCAGAGCCAATGGATGAACCTGATGAAGAAGACGATGACGAGGTTCGTCAGGTTGACCTAACTGCACCTGCCTACATGAGAGCATCTGCTCGCAGAGGTTTGCAATGGTATTCAGAAGGGCTTGGCGGTGACGGATTAGTTGACCGCACAATCAGAGAAGCTAGAGCAATGGCTGAGGGCAATGTCTCCGCCGACAAGTGGGTTCGCATCGCAGCTTGGATTGCAAGACATTTGGGAGACCTTGACGTACCTGACGCAAACCCAAATTCAGAAAACTTCCCATCGCCAGGAGTCGTTGCAATGGCTCTTTGGGGTGGCGGAACAACTAAGCGTTCTGCAAGACGAGCGATGGCTTACGCAGAAGGTGTAGTCACTAGACTAGAAGCGGAGCAAGAGAGAGCAAACATGAAACAAGAAACCAGAAACTTTGACGCTGACTTTGAGCTAAGAGCCGAAGGCGATGGCATGACTTTTGTTGGCTACGCTGCAAAGTTCAACTCACCATCAGAAGACTTGGGTGGATTTGTTGAGACTATTGAAGCTGGCGCATTCCGCCGCTCGCTACGCTCTCGCAACGATGTAAAGCTGTTGGTCAATCACGACACAGGCCGAGTTCTCGCATCTACTCGCTCAGGCACAATGAAGCTTTATGAAGACGAGATTGGTCTCAGGGTAGAAGCAAGCCTCCCGAATACAACTGACGGCAGAGACATGGCAGAACTTCTCCGCAGAGGCGACCTAAACAAGATGTCATTTGGATTCTCTGTCATCAAGGATTCATGGAACAACGAAATGACCGAAAGAACTCTAAAGTCTGTCAGATTATTTGAGACAAGCATTGTCGCTTTTCCAGCCTATGCCGCAACTGAAGCAATGGTTCGCTCACTTGACAAGACGGCTAAAAGAGCGCAGGTTGACGCTGACGAACTAGCAGACGCAGTTCTAAAGCTAGAAGAGGGCGCAGACCTAAGCGACTCTGAGGCAGAGCTAATCAAGAAAGTTGTTGACACTCTTTCGCCTGTGACACAGGTAGAAGAAGAAAAAGCAGAAGAACCAAACCTGCTCGACCTAAAGCGCAAACAGCTTGACCTACTACTAAAGAGAAACTAATGGCAAGCAAAGAGCAGATTAAGCAGACCATTCTTGCAATCGCAGGAGACCCTAGCGTTGGAGAAGTTTATTCACTAGCTGACAAGTGGGCTGATGCTATTTGGAAGTTAGACAACAAAGATGTCGCAGTCAACGAAGACAGCGATAGAAACAGCGGCGCATCGGCGACAGCCGCTACAAAGGAAACTCGCATTCTTAAACCAACTGAAACGCGCAACCCCTGAGCGCAAGGTTTTAGCGAGTAACCACCCCAGAGGGTCTAATCCTTTCTACCTCTGGGGTTTTCCTTTACCTAGTAGAATATAAACAGGGTTGAGTGTAAGCACCGCCTGTTATTCAGTTCTGCGTAAGCGCGGCTGAAGTCAATAAAACTATTAGGAGACCAAAATGTCACAGTCCTTTATTAAGGCACAGGCTGAGGCTCGTGCAAAGGCATGGGAGGAAGCAAAGGCCCTGCTTGACTCCGCCGCTGCTGAGAAGCGCGACTTGACTGCTGAAGAGCAGAACAAGTTCGACCGCATTAACGCAGACCTAGACGAGCGTGCAGCCGCAATTGAAACCATCCGCAAGGCAGAAGAGCGTGAGGCTAAGGCCGCATCTCTAGCAAGCGGTTATGAAGTAGCACAGACTTCAAAGTCTGACTACGACTATGTTCGCGCACTTGTAAGAGGAGAGATTCGTTCTCACCAATTCGAGACTCGCGGAACAATGACACCATCCAACGCTTCTGGCGTTGTGCCTCAGTCTTTTCTGAATCGCGTATATGAGCTTGCGAGAGAAGCAGGACCGATGCTCGACCTCGGAGAGCGTTTTGAAACTGCGGCTGGAAATGATTTGAAGATTCCAATTTTGACAAATTACGCAACTGCTGTTCTTGAGACACCAGGTGCAACCATTGACGAGTCAGAGCCAACCTTCAGTTCAATCACTCTGGGAGCTTATAAATATGCATTCCTCGTGCCTGTAAGTTCCGAACTTCTACAGGACTCTTCGCTGGACCTCGCAGAAGTTCTTGCTCGTGCTGCTGGTAACTCAATCGGTGTTGCAGTAAACGCTGCACTAACCACAGGTGACGGAAGCGACAAGCCAGAAGGTATTATGACTGCTGCTGGAACTGGAGTTTCTGGAACTATCGCAGGTGGTCTGTTTACCGCTGACCAGCTCATTGACCTCACCTACAGTGTTGACCCACTAGTGAGACGCCTACCAGGCACAGCTTGGCTAATGTCCCCAACCGCAATTCGCAATGCTCGCAAGCTAAAGACGACAGATGGTTACTACCTGTTTGAGCCTGGTCTCAACGGCGCAACCGCTGACACTCTTCTCGGTTACCGCGTGCATGAAAATCCAGCGGTCGCTGCTGTTGGTTCGGCTGCGGCAAGCGTGGGCTTTGGACACATCCCGTCATTCAAGATTCGTCTTGCAGGCGGGTTGCGAGTCGATAGAAGCGATGATTTCAAATTTGGAAACGATTTGAGCGTCTTCCGCTTCATGCTTCGTGTGGATTCAGCACTTTCCCACCAGGCCCATTTCCAGGTGTTCAAGGGTTCGGCTGCATAGTCAACCTAAGATATCTAGCAAGTCCCTCGACCAAAAGTCGGGGGATTTTGCTATTCTGGGGAAAGAAAGGAAAACATGAAACCAGAACAGCTAGACCTCACAATAACGACCTATTCAAATTCGCCATATCAAGCAACTGGATATGGATGGCAAGTCGGACAGCTCGTTGACAATCTTGCAAAGCATGGCGTGAATGTTGCCCATGTTTCTAACTACGGATTAGAAGGAAGCAACTCAACGCACAAAACTCCATATGGAGATATCCCGCACTACGCAAGAGGCTACGACCCTATGTCCCAGGACTCGCTTGCAGTCGGACACAAGATGCAAGCAATGAAGAAGGATTGGAAAGATTACATCCTGACCCTTTGCGATGTCTGGGTTCTGAAGTCAGAGATGTGGCCCACAAATGAGTTCGCCAACATTCTGAGCTGGACACCGCTCGACCATATCTCAATGCCTCCTGCGGTAAAGCGTTGGCTAGATAAAGACAATGTAACTCCAATTGCAATGTCACCTTTTGGCATGGAGCAACTAAACGATGTTGGCATCGAGGGCATCTACATCCCGCACTCGATTGACACAGTTTCTACCTTCAAGCCCACAGACAAAATCGGCAAGCAAGATGCAAGAGAGTTTTTAGGAATCAAAGAAGACGACTTCTTGATTGTTGTCAATGCAGCTAACAAGGCAAACAAATCAGTTCATAGAAAATCTTTCGATACTGTATTCATGGCCTTCGCAATGTTTAGGCAAAATCACCCGAACGCTTATATGTATGTTCACACCGAACCCAAGGGTGTTTATGGCGGCTTTCATCTTCCCCGACTGGCCGAGGCTTGCGGGCTAGACATGTCTTCTGTTATCTTCCCTGACCCAATTGACTACCGCTTGGGAGTTGACCCTAAAGACCTAGCTGGCTTTTATTCTGCTGCTGATGTTGCTTTGCAAGTTTCTCTTGGTGGCGGGTTTGAAATCCCAATCATCGAGGCTCAGGCTTGTGGCACAAGAGTCATCGCATCCGACTGGACTGGTCCAAGAGATTTAGTTGCAGAAGATGGATTCAAGGTAACTGGACAGCTCTTCTGGGATGAGGCGCAGGTTGCATGGTGGAAAACTCCGTCAATCCCTTCAATTGCTCAGCAGCTAGAGAAGGCTTATGAAGTCTCAAAGGCAGAAGGTCGTTACTCGGAAACCTCCCGCAAGTTCGCTCAGCAATTTGACAATGCTAAAGTCTGGAATCACTATTGGTTACCATTCCTCAAGACCCTGGTCTAATCTCTTTACCCCTAGCAATTTGGGGTGATGGTTATTCTCAATTCCTGCCTCAATGGTGGGCGGGAGTGCAGTCGCTTGAGACTAAGCCGTTTGAGATAAACATTGTCACCGATGAGAAAAACTGGGAACAGGTCAAGGCGAGTGTTCCAAATGAGGGTGTTGTCAGGGTAGTAAAAGAAAACCTAAACAGCTATGCCGAGTATTGGAACAAAGCAATCTATCTATGCGTTGGCAAGTGGATAGCTCTTTGCAATGTTGACGATTACTTCCTGCCAGGCGGACTCAACTCAATTCCTCTTGCGGAAGAGGCTGGCTGCAACCTTGTCTGCGACTGGATTAGAACCAAAGGCACAGATTCAGTCCAACAATGTATTTGGTCTCCAGAAACCCTTGACGATGAGTTCCCTTTAGGCGGTGCTAACCCCATGACCAGAGACCTCTGGCAAGCCTCTGGAGGCTTCCCAGAAGGCATAAGATTCGCCGACTGGGGTCTCGCGCTACACATGAGAAAAACTGGTCTTGTAAAGCCGTATAACACCCCTACGATGAGGATTGTTTTTGACAGAGG